TCACGCAGTTGCAAAGATGTGGCCGCTGTTGATCTGCGCGGATGATCCGGCATTCGTGCAGACGAATCTAGCCAACCGCCCCACAGATCCTGCGTTAATCGGGATGGGCGTGATTGCTCCGGGAGTCACAGCCTCGGAAGCAGAAACATCGAACCACCCTTGGCCATCCACGGCGAATTGGATCTTAAATTGCGCCGGAATCGAGGCGGTGCCAGCATCAATGGCGAAGGTGAATTGCTTACAGCCAGTAATGTCCCACGCTGCACCGTCCCCAACTGAGACCGGCCCCGACGTAATGCCATTGGTGCGATCGAAGAACTGAACCACTTTGGGCGCGGCAATCGAGTGTTGGGCAGCAGTCACTGTAAGAGAAAACGCAGTTGGAGCGGCTCCATTGTGAAGGTACGCCCAGCGGCGGCGACCGTTTGGTTGCAATGGCGGCACGAAATACACCCCAGCTCCCGAAAGCCGAGGAATGTGGAAAATGTCGCGCCAGTTTGCGTTGTCCGGGCTATCCTGAAGGAATAGGTCGATTCCCGTGCAGGCTCCGGGCGTATAGGATGCAAGGTTCACCAAGAAGCCAACAAACCCGCCCATACCATCCCCCGGCGAGGGCGCTGAAAGTCCGGTCTTTACGTTGGCCACGTTCAGCGTGGCTTGAGTGGCAGAATTGATATCCACCGAGCTTGTTGCCGAAATCAAACCGACCGTGGGAGCCGAGGAAGATCCGCTGTTGGGGCGAGCTGAAACCACGGCGGCCCCTCCGTAGCTGTTGATTCCGGTTGCACTCAGGAGCGCAGAGTTGGAGTTTGAGAGCCGGGCATTCGCACCAGCCACAGCTATGTTCACGATGGAGCCTGCGGAATAGGCTGTAAAGAAGAACCTCGCCGATGGTTTGAACGTGAAAGTGCCTGATGTAGTCGCGGTCTGGGCATTGGCTGCGAAGGAACTGCTTGTGACAGCGTTACAGGAATTGAAACTACCTCCATCCGTGGCTCCTGTTTGCCTCCATGCAGCCGCTTGGGAAGTGCCAGAGAACGAAGCGATATCGAGCGTGATTTCCGAAAGCCCGATAGTATCGATCGGCATGATGAGCGGAATCCCAACCGGGAACGTTCCAGACGTTGCCGCTGTGTACGACACAAAGGGAATGGCTATCGCTCCATTGTCCCGGTCGTATGCGTCAATGTCGACGCGCACCGCAAAAGCCGTTGCCGCCCCAAAAGCTCCAGCCAGAGAAATAGCCGAGAGCGAGAATTGGAGAAACCGATCGTTCGGTCCCGCAATGTAGCGATAGAGACCGGGCGCAACGGGAGCAGCCGTAGCCGTGGCATCAAATGGAAAGCCAAGCGGCAGTGCAGCCACGGGAGAGAACGTGTTGCCATCCGAGGAAGCCTTGAATACTCCACTGAAGCTTCCAGCAGTCACTCCAACCGATTGTGTACCGGAGGCCGTGGCAGGAAGGCTCATTGTGAACCCAGTTCCGGGCACAACGGATTTCACAAACGCTCCTGCAGGGATTCCGGTTCCACCTAAAAGCTGCCCCACCTTTGGAGCGGCTCCCGTATAGGCCACACTCGTACTTCCCTTCGTAACCATACAACCCGTGAGCGTGTTGCCTACAGCGCCGAGCGTTGTGATAGTTGAAATGCAAAACACGTAGGCGGCTCCCGGCTTTACCTGTACGGTGACCGTTTGACCGGCAGCCGTGAGTTGGTTGCTCCCTGCTTGCGGCACCAAAACCACGGGTTTTCCGAGAAACGGCTGATCTGCTGCCAGCACAACGGACTGCGATTTATCGGCGGCTTTTTGGCCGGGCGAAGGAGCGGCAATGCCATCCTCGTAATAGATGAGAAGGGAGTCCAGGTTCGAAGCGGGCGGAGTAGCCGGAACAATGGTAGAATTGGCGCTTTGAGTGTAGGCCAACGCAGCCTGACCTACGGCGTGTAAAATCATCCCGCTACTGGCATCCGCAATCAGTAGAATCTGTGACAAGGGCACATTCACACCCGTGAGCGTAATGGCGCCTCCGATAATCGAGTAATTCGTGCAGGTTTGTTTAGCCATAATCAGCAATCAGGAGAGGCAAATGGCAAACGCGATGGCATGGTTCACTGATGCCCGGCTTAGATCCGTGGGATGAACGTGGGCGGCATCAGCTAACTGTCCGCTGGAACCCGGAGCAGCACTTCCATTTGGGAGCGGTGCAGAATTCGCAATCAGCCCGCCAATCTGCCGAACGGAGTCATCGTGTAGTTTCACGAATAACCGACCATCGGCTGAGTTGAGAGCGGGTTCGGCCTCAAGCAAAACGCTTTTGTCCGGCACTGCTCCGGGAGTGCTGCTGAAGCGGAGTTGAATTGGTGTGCTCACAATCCGTTTTAGTAAGTGCCCCCGGAAAGAACCTGCCCGTCTACGAGCACAGCCTGTCCGTTCACGCTAATGGCCGAGGATGCGGCAATCACTTGGGCGTTCGTTGTTCCGGTTAAAGTAGCGTTGTTCGCAGGCACAGCTCCCGCTATGTCGCCCACTCCCAACGAAAGAGCGGCTTTGGCGGCAGCGGGATTGGCCGCTGTGATGATTTGCCGCCCTGTGGAGCCCGAATCAGTGAGATCTCCTGAGCTAAGCGAAACAGCACCCGTTCGCCCGGCAACACTCAACACTTCTGATGCAAGACCATCGATTTTGTCCCAAGTCGTGCCGTCGAAAACGATGTGGTCACCGAGGTTCCACTGGCTGATGCCATCGATGGATGAACTTCCGGCCACACTCACTTTATACAGCCAGCCTTTAGTACCCGTTCCGCTTGAGAGCCGGGGCGTGTTGGTGGATGCATCCCACGTTCCCTGATAAATGATGCCACCGGTCACTGAAGCCGGAAGCTGGGATGCCGGGATTTTTCCAGCAGCATCCAGAGTTGCGATTCCCGAAGCTGCGGCCAGTAGTGCCGATGACACGCCGTTTGCGATGTCAGAAATATCGAGGGCTACGTTCCCTGATTTACCAGCCACGGATTTAACCGGAGCTGCGTCGTGAACCAAACCGTCTTCTCCTTTGAGAAATATGGAATTGGAAGCCGTGTTGACGGCAATTTCGCCGAGTTGCAGAGCACTGGCGGGAGGTGGAGCAACGGAACCGGGTGTAGCGTTGCGTTTTGGGACAATCGGATTCACGGGAGAGGCCATGCCTCAATCCACCGTGTCAACCGATGCAGGCCCGCTCCTCAGTAGGTACCGCCGGTAATGGCGTTCCCGTTTGGAATCCCGGATGCGCCCCTTGGGATTATGAGATTAAGCACCTGTGTAGGGCTGGTACCTGAAATCGACGCGGATGCTGGCTCATCTGCGTCCCCTGAAACCACGCTGCCAATGGAGAGCGAGTTGGGGGGCCCGGGTTGACCATCTTTGCCGTCCTTTCCATCCAAACCGGGCGGTCCTTGGCTGATACGAATTTGCAGGGAACCCGTGTCATTCGTGATCCGCGTGACCAGATTCACCTGAGAAGTAACGCTTACGTTCATGGCCGTGAAGCGGAGCGCACCAGAGTGAAATCGCCCTGCATCAATTCCACAACCACACCATCCGGGCGCGTGCCGAGCAAATCATAGTAACCGTTAAAGTTCTTCATCCCGTAAGTGGTTGAAGCCGGGATACGAAAAGCCATTTGCCCGGCTCCCGGATTGGCGAGCGTAAGCGTTGGGGAAAAAACCACCTCCTCGCTCCCGTACTGGCGCACTTTGGATACAAAGGTCCAGCCAGCGAAATCCAGAGGCGTTCCTGAAGCATCGCTGAAATCGAGCTTAAGGAAGAAATCCACCCCGGCCTTCGCTTCAATGTGAAAGCTGGCATTTTGCGCCTCGGCGGCCATTGGTTCGTTGAAACAATCCTAAATTCGGTGCCTTACACAGAAGCGTAGGAACCCGGGACCGCCAGATTAGCAGCTGTTTTGAGGGCCGAAAGGTATGCCAGCAAAGAGGTGTACCGAGCGCCGCCAGCAGTCACGATAGCGTCTTGCGTCAGCCCTTGGGTGCCGGTCAGGATTTTTTCAATCGAGGCAACAGACGCGGCATTGCGTGTGATCATCGCCGAAAGAATCGAGTCAATGCGGGATGCAGCCTGTTCGGCAGCCGTAGGAAGAATGGAGGTGCTCATCTCTCGACGCAGCGTGTCAACGCCGCGCGGCGCGGCGGGCCCGGGCAATGGCCAGTTTCAGGAGAGCTCGTGCCGCGAGTTCGATAAACGGTAGGCCACGCTTTAACGACTCTTCCCTAAGCCAGCCAATAATCTCGCTCGCGTTCTGCTCACACCAATCGATGCCCCGCTTGTCCATCATGGCCGCGCGTTTCTGGCAGCTACAATGGGGCGTCGGCTCAATGCCTAACCGGCCAAGAAGCCGCTTGAGTTCACTCCCCACCCCTCCACTGGACGTTGACTGGAGCGAAACATGAAGCGCCTGTGGGCCCCGATATTTGGCCACGAGTCGCATATAATCCGCTCCGTGTAGGGCAACCATTCCGTCCTTCACTTCCGCAACAGCCAACACCTCCGACAGGTATCCGTCAGGTCGTTGTTTGGCAGTGTCCTGTAATGCTTCGAGAGTAAATCGGATCATGGAGGGGTTCCGTTTCCGCACGCCTTTGCCACGTTAAAGGTAATGGTTCCTGGACCACCAAACGACTGCTCATCGCTCCCTCCATCCGGCCCTGAAATCGACCATGTTGCGTAAGTGGCACAGCAGTTCAGATGATCCAGCTCCAGTCGAAGGTGTAACTTGCCGCAGGAGTCCACGTATTGCTCATCAACATGCACTTCTTGGGTGATCTTAGTTTGAGGGCATTCCGCGCCACTCTCCGATGTGCCGCAGCAGCCCGCAGGACTCGACACCATATCCACTAGAAACAGAAAGTCTTCGGTCCCGTCATTCTTAAGAGCGTACACATTAAAAGCATCGTCCTCGCACCGGTTCACGTCGGTGTACGTCATAGTTAAAGAACAAACCGACTGAAGACAGGGGCAGGACTCCGTTTCGAGCACCTTATATGGATACGGAAAATCTTCATCGATCGGTTTAACCCCAAGAATGTGCCGGTCTCCTGTTAGAAATAGACTTCGCATAGCCGTGGATTAACACTGTTGTGGGTCGTCCCAGAAGGGACCGGAACCCGGATCACACCGCAATACGGCCCCTGAAGACGAGGAAGTGGACAACCATTGTGGTTTGCCATCACTTCCAAGAATAAGCACAGCCCCGCTGGAACCTTGATCCGGGGTAATGGTTAGCCATTCCTGACTATCTCCATCGAAATAGAGCATTGCCCCGTTTACGGGCGCTATGTTGATCGGCACCCATTTGGTTTTCCCGGCATTCCACGCGATCAGGTCACCTGTATTTTCACCGTCCTCTACAAACAAGGCTTTCTGCGTACCGTCTTCGTCCGTGTGCTCGATCTTGTTCTTTTGAACGGACATCGAATCCGTGCCGTCGCTCAAGTATAAATTTGGTTCGCTACCATCCACGAATAGCTTGGCGTAGGTGCTACCGCCGTCGTTGGTTAAATAAAGCGTAGGAGAGCCGCCTTCCACGGCGAGTTTCACCTCATTTGCGGAAGCATCCTGCAAATCCACCTCAGGATCGCCATCTGTAATCTTCGAGGAAATAAACGCCTTGCTCTGATCGTAGAGCATTGCGCTTGGCTCGCTGTCTTTAGAAATGCTGAGTTCGTTATACGAACCAGTATCCTCGTCATCAAAACGTAGCGAGGGCTGCTCAACCAGCGTTAGCGTTGCTCGTTGCTTATCCTTTAAGAGCTTAATTTGCGGACCATCTCCACCGTCCCCAGCTTGAACTGCGAGCGACAATTTCTTGGTTCCGCCTTTTTCATCCTCAAGCGAAATCTCAGGAATATCATCACTTACTTTTGCTGTGATGGACTTGTCGTTCTCGTCCTTCAATGCGAGCCACGGACGGTTGTTATCGAGAAATGCCTTGATGCGGTTAGATGAATCTTCCTTCTCGTAATTGTCATTGAGGGAAATCTCGGGCCCGGAGTCCGTGAGAGTGGCACGAATTTCCGCCTTGTTTGTATTCCTTACAGTCAGTTTTGGCCATTCCACCCACTCCAACTTGATTTTGTTAGGCGCATCGCTGTCCCCATACTGGAAACGTAATTCGTCATTTTCAGTCCCGTTGTCATCCCCAACTACAAGTGAAATAGAGCTGGCGGTTTCATCCTGTGGGTTCAGAGCACGGAGGCCGATAGCTTTAAGCGGATCAGGGGCCTTTGGTACAAAACTCGACTCAACTGCGCCAAAAGCGATCGAATGTCCGTCCGCTGGCGTGCCGCTCCCAACAAGCCATGGCGGGACTCCACTTGCCGCTTCAAGTGCTGCAGGAATGGCACACACAAGCGATTTAAGTTCTCCGCCATCGGTCGCTTCACCTTTTTCAATGGCACGCGTCATCTCAAGGTGGTCTCGCACGTACTGCGTTACAACAGGTGCTCCGCTCCCGTCCGCATCCACTGTGGCTAGAACAATGGATGCGCTAGTTTGAGTAGGGTAATCCTCGCCATCGGTCACAACGGTACCGCTCCATTCGTCTCCAGCAAAATCACTCTTGATAGAAGCGGCGGTGACTTCCGGCCATTCGCCAAACTCTACCTCAAGCCATACCCGACCCCAGCTGCCATTCCACTGAGTCCATCCATCTGAATCCCCGTAAATAAGTCCATCCACCATCAATTCGGGAACTCCGCCGCTCCAGTCTTTCGATGTAAACAACCGCGACTCGCTCTCCACTCCTATCAGGTAAGTATCAGGATTGTTAGGATCGGATTTCGTGCGAACCGCAAACGGTTCATAGGTCGTACCCTTCTTTCCAAACTCCCAAGGTGTTTTTGCGTCGGTTTGATCGACGATTGGCGCGCCGCTTCCATCTGAAACAGTACCAGGCTGGGTATGCGGAAGGGTAACGAGCAGATCCAGCCCCGGATAACTCGCCGAATCTAAAGCGTTGGCCGGTACTAACAGCAGGTTGTTTTTAAGGGCCTGCACAACCTTTACTGGCGACGCTCCTTCCCAGGGCGTTACAAGTAGCCCGTCCCTCGAATCCGAATCCGGGTCGCTCACTTCGGCTATCAATTCGCGATAAAATTCCTGAAACGGCGTTGAGTCCGTATTGATACCGATTGGATCCGGATAGTTCTCCCAATCTTCACTGGCTACAGCGCCATAGCGGATACTGATTCCTTGAATGTTCCGCCGGGAATCCAGCGTGATTTCGAGCCAGATCTTTTCACCAGTCGCAGGAACTTCAAATGCACCGTCTGTTCCTTGACCGCTCCAAAGCCCCCACGAAGCATTGTCTTCCTCAAGGCCCTTTGCCGTCAGAGCATTGATGATGTGCCCGTAATTGACCCCAAGTTTAGCTGGCTGGTTAGCCTCTGAAGGCACAAGAACCACCTGAAATGGCGTCACAGGAAGCGTCGCAGCTATGCGGCCGCCACTCTTTGGCAGATCGACCGCCAGCGTCGTGCCACTTGCCGTGCGTTGGATACGTACTCCTGCTCCCGGACTGACTTGAGAAGCGCGTACAAAATCCACGAGCGCATTCCAGTCGGCGGCTTTTATGGGGTCACCCGGTTTTACTTTTGAGGGGAGAGCCATTTTTAAGTCCGGTTGTAGATTTCACGGTCCCATCCACCGGCTCCGCTCGCCCGGTACTCTCGGGTCACTTTCCATGTGGAAGAACCCACTCTTTCCGCGTCTACACCTACGAGCAGCCAGTTTCGACCATCCGGAAGGCTCGGTGCTCCCGGCGGCGATTGAATTCGTCCAATTCCGCCAAGATCAGGTCCACTTTGCCCTTCCTGACTTACTCGCATTGTGACTGTTCCTAGCAGGTAATCGTCTATACCACGGTTACGGTATGCGTAGTACTTCTTCATGCCAGTTGAGGCATCGTCACCATCTGGCTTCCAACCAGCCAGATCCGGGTCGCGAGGATCTGTTTCCCAGAGCTTCCACTTTTTCCATTCGTCATCCTCGATGCCGTAGCCTCCATCGGAACCAAACATGGGATGCGTACCAATAGGCTCCTGACTCACTCCTCCCGTAATGGTGTAGGTTGCGTCCGCGCCCCCCGTAAGCAGCGTGTAACGGCTCACATACTTTCCGTCCTCGTGCGAGCGCTGGATGTTTTTCGCGCCATTAGGGATGTCAGGGTAGCTTTGAAAACTCTCCACCGTGTAGGTGGTTTCTTCTCCGGCACTCGGCGTCCAGCTGATCGATTCTGATGTGTAAACGGAATCTCCACTCATACGAACGCGGCGTTTAATGCTCCGGATTTCTGGCCCGATGGACGAAGAGCGGTGTTTCGCGCAATCTGCGAGAGCAGACTTGTTTGGCGTCGGGTTTCCTCGAGAAGCGGATCTTTGCCACCTCCCACAGTCCTTCCACCTCCGCCAATCTTTGCGAGCGTTTGTACGAAAGCCGCACCGAACTTCATCTTCGGCTCCGCTTCAATGTCCGGAACGACACCCTGTTGCTCTGGGCGATTACGGGCATTGAATTGATCCGCTGCAGCTTGGTTGTCGCTGACAATCTGAACCAATCTGCCAAAGGAATCCTGCAGCGATTTTCCTGTGGCTTCTGTATCAAGCTGAGGAGTAATAACCTTCCCTTTGTCAAAGGCGTCCCCTATAGCAACCAGACTATCAGCGAGCTGCGCCTGAATCTTCTCCACCGCAGGGGAGAGGAGATCCGCTCCTGTGTCCCGGTTCTGCTGCCCTGCCGCCCGTATGGATGCTGCTTCTGACCTGACACCGCTTGCTGCAGCCTCGGCCTTTTTTCCAATTCCTGGTACGTCCTTGAGCTTGTCGAGAAGGAGTGCCACGCCATCGAGGAGCATTGCAACGAAGCCTTGGGCTATCCCCAGTAATGCATCTCCCAGTCCTTTCCAGAAGCTCGCCGTGGTCAGGATCTCAAACAGCGTTATGAATCCGGGTACGATTTCCAGAAGCCCTTGCCCCACTGCGGCAAGGATACCTGTAAGATTACTCAGGAGGAAATTGGATGCTTGCTCAAATGCAAGTATCAGCGATTCACCCACGAGATTCACGATTTCGCCCGAGGAAAAGGCGGTAATGAGAAGCGCAATCGCATCGCCGATTTGTTCTCCGATTTGGCTGAGGTCGATCTTCGCCAAAGAATCCAGAATCGGTTTAATCGCGGGACCAATGCTGGCAGCCATGGGTGCCCAGATAGCGGCCGTTTTATTGGAAATCTTCTCCAGCTTTTTTGAGATGTCCGCGAACAGAGCGGAGTTCTGATCGAGAATTTTCGCCTTCTTGCCCACGTCCTCAGCCGCGTTAGCGATAGCTCCAGAGGCAAACACCTTGAGCATCTCCTGTCCCTGCTTTCCAAAAATCGACATGGCGATCGCCGTGCGTTCAGTCGGGTTCTGGATCTGCATGATGGCCGAACCAATCGCCTTCATCTGATCCGTTGCATTGAGTTTACCAAGATCCCGGATACTCACGTGCAGCCGAGCAAACGCGTCGCGGCTCGCTCCGCCTTGCGCCGCGTCCGCAATGACTTTACGCATCCGGCCAATCATGGGAGCCACCCGGTCCGCTTCCACTCCGCTCGAACTGAACGCCTTTTGGAGCACTACGAGGTCTTTGACGGCAGTACCCGTAGCCGATGAGAGTGCGTTGAGCTGTCGGCCGATGTCGAATTGCTCTTGGATCTTGAGAGCCGTAGCACCCGTGGTGATGGCGGCAAACGCTCCAACGAGCAGCCCTTTTATGCTCATTACTCCGCTCTTGAGTGACTGAAGCCCGCGCTCGGCGCTTTTGATTCCGGCACTAAACGCTCCGGTTTTGAGGATGAGTTCGGATACAATCGGACTCATCGGAATCCGGCCTCCCTTGCGGCTTGTTTCTGGAAATGATCAACCTGTCGGTTCATTGCCGTAGCCCGCTTGTCAAGTGAGCGCTGAATACGGCTTACGAGGCCTCTCACTCCCGGTGCGAACTTTACGCCATTCGCAATGACGATGCGGCACTCGGTGAGTGTGAAGGTAAGTTTGATGCTGCCTCGGCCCTTCCCATGCCGTGCAACCCAATCAGGCACCTTCGCTCCAAGCTGCATCGCCGCCGCGTTCCAGCCGCTTGCCAGAATCCCAACCTTTGCGAGTTCTTTCTGGATGTAAGAGGCGAGGTTTGTGACCCGGATCTTCTTTTTGAGAGCTACTCGGACCCTGCCCGTTGCGGGATCACGAAACTTGGTATGAATCCCGGCCGGATCGCTACTTGCCTTGGCTGAAGCCGATTGGCGCATGATTTTGCGGAGATCCGCTTTGACTGCGGCTTCGCCACCACGCCGATTGGCACGAAAATCCTTGTTTGGCGGCGTGATTAAAATGGCGTCCTGCACGAACAGTTTCGCCTGTTCCTTCAGCACTTCGACGCTGGACCGGCGAGAGTTCGCCTCGAACCGCTTCAGGGCAGAGCGGAAGGCACGGTCATCGATTTTTAGGTCAGCGCTCACTCCTGAGCGCCCGTGTCAACACCAAGAAATCTGACTACAAAAAATTGTTCGACCGCGATCTATTTGTCAAATTGCTAACTATTATCACCCCATGAACCCGAACCCTAATACAACAAAAGGTGATTGCTACAAAGCTGCGTATAACGCGGTTCAAGAACTAGCAGCTATTGGACAATCACCGACCTTGGTTCATGGGACGATTGTCCCCCTCTCGGGTCCAAATGCAGATCAAACCATTCGACATGCATGGGTAGAACTTGAAGATGCATGCGTTTGCGTTGAGGTTAGCAACGGGCAACAGGAGCCATTCGGAAAGCCTTCATACTATTCAATATTGAAAGCTCAAACGATTGCAAAATACACACCAGCTCAGGCTGCCAAAATGGTAGAAGACACAGGCCATTACGGGCGCTGGGATTAAGCCTAACCAGTTTCGCATAATTCACCGACAAACCGCTCCAACCTCACGAGCTGGTCTACCGCATCCGGCAACGGCGGCACCGTCCAGCAATTTGCCGCTCTTAAAGCGCAGTGGTGGTATTGCAGCGCTTCGTCCAGCGGCAGATCCCAGAGGATAAAATCGCGGCTCCATCCAGTTTCTCGGGCCAGAGCAAACACGCGTGCTGCCGTTTGCCCCGGCTCAATCAGTTTGGGGGCGCGTCCTCCGGCTTTTCGTCCGGTTTCGCCTGCACCTCCACAAACGCCGCCGAGGCCGAATCAATCACCCGCTGGATTTCCTGAATCGCTTGAGGAAACGCTTCCATGGGAAGCTGCATCGAAAACGGTAGCACCGTGTCGTCAAAGAAACTCGGTGACTGAATAGCTTTGAGAACTTCCGCGATCGGCTGGGACTGGATGTAAAGAAAGGCCACAATCTGTTGCTGCTTTTCATCCTCCGAAAGGGATTCGGCATCCGCCTCGCCGGTCAGCATCGTAAGTTTGACCCTACGGCAAATGCTCAGGCTCCCGAGCGAAAACGGACGGAGCGTCAGCCCGGCAATTTCGGCTGGAGCCTGCGTGAAGGTGTATTCAAGAGTGGTGTCGCGTTGGTTCATAACAGAGAAAGAATACGATCACGCAGGGCGGCATCTGCTCCCTGTGGTACGAGTGCCAGTCGGTTCCCTCGGCGTACAATGAGGAGCGGTTTGTTTTCCCGAATCTGCTCTTGGAGCTTCATGTATGTTTCGTAGAACCACGCCATGTAGGCGATCGGATGGTGCGGATTGTTTTTCCGCCACTCCGCGTCCTTGAAACGCCGGATGAACTCAGCCGTCGTGATCGTTTCCGCCTTAAACTCCGGGGAAAAATCGATCTCCATGTCCTTGAGGCACCACACGGTCTGGCGTTTGGGCTGTTTGGTGTTCGGATCCTCTTCAATCGTATGCAGAAAGGGACGGTCTCCAGAAAGCTCGATGCCACTCGTGGTGGCTGCTGCAACAATCGCAGTGTTCCGGCTTTTGAGCGGAGACTCGTTGTCTTTGAGGATGTGAAGGCGTCTTTCCATGTTTAGGCGCTGGGGTAGTTGGTGCCGGAGTATTCGAAGCTCTCGAAATCGTCGTTCTTCTGGCTGTGTTTCACTTTGAGGATCAGCGTTGTGCCTCCCGAGATCGTTGAAATACCCGAGGCACCAACGCCAACGGCCATTGAGGTGTCGCCACGGCCCTTCACCGAAAATTCAATCGTCGGATCAAATGCCTGTCCCTGACCGAATCCGCCTTGGGAGTCTTTAATCACCTTTTCCTCAACTTTCCGCTCCCACTCGACGGATTCAAGCAGGGTGCCGCTCGCTTGAGAGATTCCAATGCTGGTTGGTCCTGCTGGCATACAAATTACAGAGAAAAAGAGTTACCTACACGCGGTCCTAGGAGTAGCTGACGCCCGTGATTTCAAATGATGGGAAGTCGTCGTTGGTTTCGGTGTTTTTGACGGAGGTCACTTTTACCGAACCCGATATTGGTCCGGCCGTGGCCATGAGGCTGCTCGTGCCGCGTCCTTTGATAGTTACGGTAGTTTTGACCATCCGGCTCGGCACTGCCCGGCAGGTGGTACCGGTCTCGTCCCGGATGGTTTTGGCCTCCACCTCATCCTCGGAACTGGATTCCTCCACCACGCCCCCGGAAGGCTTGGAGAGACCGAAGTTGTCACTGACTCCAAAATTCGCAGGCATTGCTATTCTCCTTTGAGTATAAAATCAGCACGGTAACTCCCGTCCGCGCGTCGGGCGAACGAGGCAGCGCCGTCCACTTTGGCCACCTCTTCGGGAGCTGCGAAAATCACGATGTAATGACAGCTACCTTCACAAACGGGCATGTAGCTTTGGATGGTGCCGCCAACCTTGGTAATGGCTTCCTGAATGGGCTCTGGAATCATGCCCCTGTTGTGGTGTCAACCCCGACGACCACCTCGATCTCGGCCACCCAACGGCTATGCTCCAGGGAGGTCTGGCTTTTGCGAACGAAATAACCACGAACAGTTAGTCCCTTTGGTTGAAACGCCACACTCACGGCCTGTGGCTTATCGAGCCATTCCCGCAGAGCGTTCAGGCGGCGATCATAGGCTGCTCGGTCGCCCTCAAAAGCCGGTGATTCCAGTCGGAAATGGACCGTGGCTTTCCAGAGTGGCCCCACGGAATGATCACACTCCGGGCAGTGAACGATAATTGCCGCTCCTTCAACCGGCATTTCTTCTGAAGAAACTCCAGTGTACCACGCCAGATCAGAGAGTTCCGGGAGCGCACCTGCAGCCGCAACGAATGCCGACTCGATCACCGTGTTCATTTGGCCTGAACCGTGAGGGTGACCATCGGGTAAGACGGCGACTGGCTTACCCGCGAAATCCGGTAGGTTTTGCCATCAAACTGGATCGCATCATTCACCTTGGGGCGTAGTTGCCCAAGGGACGCCTTGGGAATTTTTACCGAAAAATCGTATTCTTCTCCAAACCCGCCGATCTGGAGGGCTTCAGAGGATTCGATTGCCGTAATGATGGCCGCGTAAGTCTGGCCGTTCCAAACAACCGGTTCACCAATGTCCGCCACAATCCCGGCCAGATCTGCGGCTTTTTCGTCTCGAATGTTCACGCCACACGGGCGCTGTCAACGAGGGATCTCTACTAACTGTCAATCCAGTGTTCGGGCTTCCGTGCAGCATGGGAGATAGCCAAAACTACAATTGCGTCTCCGCGAACTGCGTATGCGATGTAATACGGAAAAACTTTCAGATTAACCCGCCGGTAATCTCCCGATCGCAACCGGGGGAGCGTAAAATTATCCACGATCCAGTGCAAATGCTGGTCGAACTCCTCTCACAACCTCTCGCCCAAGCCCGATTGCTCCGCTTCATAATACTCCACGGCCTCCTGCAATTCCAATGAGGCTTGAGGAAGGATGACGAGCTTCATCGACTGAACCGAAGCATCATGCTCTGGCGCAAAGTTTCATAAGGCACCGCCTCAACACGGCCTTCATCAAAGGCTTTCAACCGTGCCCGAATCTCGGTATCCCAGACCGCCTCGGCATCTTCAGAAGATTCATCCTCCAAGGTGAGAAGGAATTGAGCGAGCGCAAGTCGCTGGCCTCGCGGTAAATCCAACGCTTCTCGGGTGATTTCTTCGAGATGTTTTGGCATAACGGTCTGTGCCGAAATGGTACCTGAAAACAAGGGTAAAAGCAAGAAAAGCCCCCGCACCGTTTTTCAGTGCTAGGGCCGTTTACCGTTCACCCAAATTTGTCTGCTATTTGCCCGGTGCTGGAGCCGGAGCCACGATGCGTTCCAGCATCGGTTTGTTCGCCGCAGTGAAGCCGTACATCAACGTGTAACTGACTTCCTGCCGCCCGAGCCTTCCGTCGTAACGGTCACGCACCTGCACCGAAAGCCCAGTGCGTGGATCCGTCACAACATCGATCTCGGTGTCGCCCGTGTATTCAGGCACGTCAGGTACTCGCGCCGCCATAATCAGCCCTTCGCGAATCCCTGCAAATCCAGCCAAACGTTCCCCGTTATCCGGTAACGCCGAATACTCGACCACCGTAAATCCGTTCACGTTTGGAAGTACGCCCGTCACCACCACATCCCCGACCTGCGGAGCGATGTAGGCTTTGTAGAGCGCTTCATCTTTCTGGAGCGCGTTGTAGTAGTCCGAGTTTACGAACAGAAACCGTCCCATGTCCGGGATGAAGCGTTTGTTCATCTTGGTCCCAATATCTACGATGGTATTGCGGCCGAAGGTCGTCACATCCGCCGTTGTCGCGTTCGAAAAATTCGCGGCCACAATCAGCGCGAACAAATCATCGCTCACCTTACGTCCAAGCGCATAGGCCACCTTGTCGGAATAACGCTGGTTTAGGTCGATCACACTGGTGGAACGCTCGACGTCCGTGATCGCGTACCCGGCATAGGCATGCCGGTCGATTTTCACTTTCACGTCCACCTGCGCCTGATCGCTTGGAACATAACCCGTGGCCGGATCAAAATTCTGCGCCACCGTAGGCGTCACGATTTGGGTGACAATATCCTGCTGAAACTTCACGGACTGGTCACTGAAGTCCGTGGCGATCTGGGTCAGGACCGGAAACTTGGCAAGAAGCGTAGTCAGTGCCTGCTGGGCAATCAGCGGGGCATTGATCGTTGCATTTTGATTTGGCATAGGGCTTTGGATTAAGCGTTAAAGAGAGGTTGGAGATGTTTCTGGTAATACTCGGCTGCCGCCTTGGGCTGCTTGCGTTTGATCAGATCGTTGTAGTGAGCGATGCGCTCCTCGGTCGTTTTCTGCTCAGGGCCGGTCACTCCGGCGTCTCCAGCGGGAGTAATTCGGGCGGGATTCGAAGTGCCGGTACTCGCCACAATTTCAGCGGCTCGCAGAGCAGCCCGTTTCTCAAGGTCCTGTTCGCGCGCCTCCAGACTAAGGGCTTTTGCGTTCGCGGCCTCCAAAGCCTTCCTTGCCCCAGTCAAATCCGTGTTCAGCCGGTCGCGTTCTTGGGAAAGCGCGGCGATCTGTTGCTTGAAAGTTTCCGCGCTCGTGGACGCTTCCGTAAGAAGAGCGGCGTTTACCCCGGCCTCCGTTTCCAGTGATTGAACACGGGCCAAGGCTTCTGCAAGTTGATCCTCGATGGTTTTAGTCATTACACGGGAACCCGTGTCAACGCGGCGACTGAGCGCACTCGCCGAACCGTGGAAGGAGCGCAGCCTCCCAAGAGCTTCCGTCCGGTCCCGCACAACTCCGGCAAGATTGAGTCGCTGCGCCTGTTTACCTGAAAAATCCTGCCCCTCCATGGCCTCTGGCGGAATCCTCCGGCCCCGGGAAAGCACAGCCGCATGGAAGTCACTCGCCACCTCCTCGATGTTCGATTGTATCATCGCCCGTTGATCTTCGGTGAGCGACACGCCAGGAGTGCCCATGCCCTTGAACTTCCCGACCGCAAACACCTCCACTTTGATTCCCTGACTGCGAAGCGCCTCGGAATCATCAATCACAGGTTGAATGACGCCAATCGAACCGACCCGTGCGCTTGGCGTCACGTAAATCGCCTGTGCCTGACTCGCCACCCAGTAAGCAGCCGAACACATGAGCCCGGAGCTAAACGCATACACCGGCTTTTCCTTACAGGTGTCCGCCACGGCTTGCGCCAGTTCCGGCGTTCCGCTCACGGTTCCTCCGGGGGAATCTATATCGAGAAACACCGCCTCCACGTCCTTGCGATCAGCTGCTTCACGGATGGCTGCGCCCAGTTCTTCAGAGTCCGTTGCGCCAAAGAGGATCTGCGAAAACAGATCAGGTTTCCGGATCATTGGCCCGCTCATCGCCACAACGCCGATGCCATCCTCGATGGTCAGTAGTGGCGATTTGGTGCTCGTTGGTAGTTCAGTGCTGTTACCCAGAAACAGACTCGCAGCCGTGCTCATCGCACGAAATGCGTCCGGCTGGATGAGCCAGGGTTGTTTCAGGAGCAGTGTTTCGGCAAGCGTCATGCAAGCCGACCCGTGTCAATTGTCCTGATCTCCGGCCCTGGTATCCACGGGCTCGGATTGAGCGGCATTTGGCACCACCGAACCCGTGCTCGGGTGCCATAGGAAATCAATCGGGACGTTGTACTTCGCCGACAAATCCATCAGGAGCCGGGCGTCTTGGGCGCGGATTTCTGCTTGTTCTTCAAAATCCAGACCCAGTTCCGCGTAGGATTCCGAGAGCGTTTTGAGCCCTGTTTCCACGTCCGCTCGGTTCTGCTGAGCTTCCCGTCCGGCATCGACGGTCACACGCGCTGGTCGCTGGAACCTCACTTTCCACCAGTCGGGGATCGCCGGAAGTGCTCCGGTTGCCACTGCATCACCAATCACATAGGCCCACACCGGCCGCAGAAGCCGTGAAATCAAAATCAACTGCCGAAACGCAAAGCGCCTTCCAGCCTTCGCCACAATGAGCCGGACACCCGCTCCGCCCACCTTGCTGGAGTCGGCCGCGAACTCAAATGGCAGGACACCCAGCGCGGAGTTACGGTGTAAATGCTCCAGAAATCCAGTGAACACTGGGCTTGGCCGATTCGATTGGAAGCTATCCAGAGATTCGTTTGGCTTCAGAGCTACGAGTTTCCCGCCCACGATTCGCTGAAGCTCTACGGGGTCGCTTCCGTCAGGACTCGATGCCATGGAAGGCAGGCTGAAGTCGCCGTTCTCATCCAACTCACCACGCTCGGTCTTGAGGACACGGGCAATGTCGGCGTTGTCTTTGACCGCGTGTTTTTCCAAGGCCAGCAACTCCATCTCGTCCAAGATGTGGTTGATCGAATGTTGAAGCGTCGGCGCGTGTCGGATGGCGGTGACCGATTCCGGCTCGAAAATGTGTAGGACCGAAGCCGCAGGCAAATCCCGGAACGCTCCGGCATCCTCAATCGTGCGGTAAAAAGTCGGCGCACCAAACGCATCTACGCCAATTCCGTCCAAGGAATCCGGCGATCCCGAAAGATCGCCCACACGATGGGATTCGATGAGCTGCAAAAGTGGTCGTCCATCCGCCCCCCGTGTCTTGTGAACGAAATACTCTCCGTCGACATCCATGGCCCGGCAGATAATCGACTGACATTCATCAAACGAAAACCGGTTGGTCACCTCGCAACGGGCCGCCCAACGGCTGAAGTATTCCTCGGCCAGTTTGTTCCAGAGCGGATCATTCGACTGCGCCTGCGGCTTGATCCCGTCACCCGTGGAATAAATAGCCATGGAACCGACGAGTTCCCGGACGAATCCAGAGTTTTTGTGCAGGTAACGCGAGCGGCGAACCAATTCGCGCCTCACAGCGGGCGAAAGATCCCGCTTCCCGTCCTGCGGAGGAACGCCGGGAACCCGGCTTCGGCGCTGGGAGTAATTGGCTCCTTCATAGGCCGACCACCACGCTTTAGGAACGAGCACCGGGGGAATAAACCGCAATGCAGCGCGCAGAATCGGATTCATAGCGGCAGAAATGCGGGTATCCCAGATTGAGCGGTGCGACGACGCGATCCGTAGGTTTCGGGATCAAGCGAGCGCAAAGCTAAGGCGCATTCCTCCAACACTTCTTTGACCGGCATCGCAAACTGGCGGGTGGCATTCGAGCCGCCGTCCGCCCAGCTCATCAGCGTTTTGCCTTCCATCAGCATTTCCTTGGCCTTGGTTTGGATATGCAAAACCTCGGCCACCGTGAACCCGACAATAAATAGTCCCTGCGCCATGCTCGAAGAAAGGTGTCAACAGGCGGGCTATCCAACCAAGTGGATAGCCCCTCCAACGACCCGGTAATCGACAACGATTTTCCCGATCGAAAGCGGCGCAAATTCCTTAAAAGCAGCCACTGTCAGGTCAATGCCGTGACCGGTTCCGGGAGACGGTCCCAAATCGATCACCGGCACTGAAATTGTCTTATCGAGATGCGTCACGAGCACCTGTGTTCCCCAAGGTACTCTTGGAATGGGCGACCCGGCACACGGCCCAAAGTTCATAGGCAGCGCACAAGCCACAATAGCAGGTCGTTTGATCGTGCTGATACCACTTGCCGTCTCTCCATTGTCCTCTGGATCGCTTTTTCCTCCGAACCAAGTCGCCACGGTTTGTTTGACCACAAGATCTTCTCCATCCACCTCCACAACGAATCCAAAACGATCGTCGCCCTTCACAATTTGAGGTTCAGCCATACCCAGTAGATTTTTGATACAGTCAAACATGGGTTATTTCGCAGAGGTTCGCGCCGATGCAGCGGCGTTGTTGAGGCCAGAGGCAAGCTGCTCGACGATCGTCGCCGACTTGAGTTTGCCAGCCGCTTGAAGAGCGTCGGACGTGATCGACCCAAGTTGTCCGGCAAGGGTCTGCCATTGTGCTCCGTCGTTCGGGCTCCAGATTCTGGCGATCGCCTCCACGTCATCCGAAGAAACGATCGTTGTTTCGTTCTGGCGCAGGCCCAAAGCAACCGAATCAAGAAAGTCGGCTTTGAAACCCTTGTCCGCTTCGTTTTCCGCCAACGCGAGCAGGACCTTCTGCGCCACATTTAGCGCCCGCTGTTCAACCACCGCAATCGTGGCGTCCACCTGTGGTTTGTGTGCCAAGAGCCAACTGCAAGCTGGGAGCGTCAGTAGCGAAAATAATGCAGCAGTAACCATAAGAGGTGTGCTCCCTGCGGCCGGGGGCGTTCCGGAATCAGGCTTGTCGTTCGATACGCTACCACCCGTGACTTGTTTATCCTTCGCCGAATAGGCAAACGTTCCTCCAGAAACGACGGCGATTAGTCCAGCGACTCCGGTAATGGTTGACCGGATGCTCTCCGGTAAAAACTCGACGAGTTTCGGGTTCACAGCGATGGCGGATGCGAGAATCGCGATCCAGCCCGAGAGAGTAGTACGCCAGTTGGCTCCAAAGAGGGTGTTCATGATTCCACTTCCTCCGTGTCAATTTGTGCGCCATTTGAAAACTCAGCGCTCACGTCTTCCTCGCGGCCATCCCGAACCCTGGTCACACGGCGACCCTCTCCTAAATCGAGCCACCTTTTTACAATCACGTCGCAGTACGCAGTGGAAATTTCGAGTCCATACACGCGCCGCCCCAGTTGCTCCCCTGCAATAAGCTGGCTTCCGCTCCCACTGAAGGGCTCGTAACAAAGACCGCCGCGTTTTGTGTGCTGCCTCATCGCGATGGCGAAACACTCCAGCGGTTTTGGCGTGGGATGGTCGGGCCGTTCCTCTTTGTTCAGGCCCTCGATTTCCCAGACACTTCGCTCGTAATCCGACGTTTCACGAGGCGGTTTGTTGCCCTTGATCCAGCCCATAAAACACGGCTCGTGAGCCCACAGAAACCACGAACGCGTCAGGATCGGCCGGTTTGGTTTCGCCCAAATGATCTGTTGATGCACAAACGCACCGTTCTTTTCCCACGCGTCCTCGACCATTCGTTGCCGCCGACTTGCGTGCCAGCAATACCATGCCGCATTCGGATCAATGGCCTCGCTTATCGCCGCCTTTATGAATCGATCGTAAAGGTCGCAGTTGCGTTCATCATCAGCCTCATCCCAAGTCGCCCCGTAAGTCTCGCTCCAGTTTGTGTTTTTTGTCCGGGTATTTCCCGGATGATTCGTTCCGTCGTAACCCACGAGGTAAGGCGGATCGGTTGCGAACAGGATCGCTCTTTCGCCTTTCATCAGTCGCCGGACATCCTCCGCATTCGTGGAATCTCCACAGAGTAAACGATGTTTTCCAAGAAGGAACAGGTCGCCCGGTTTGGTCACCGGATTGATTGGCGGAGGAGTGACCGTGTTTGCCGGTTCCTCGTTGGTTCCGAGCCGCTCGAGCAGATCGTCCAGTGAATCCTGATCGAAACCAGTCAGATCCAAATCGATCTGACCATCGAGTTCCTTGAGGAGCGCTTTGAGTGCGTCGTCGTCCTGCTCAGCAAGCTCCGAAATACGGTTGTCAGCGATTAGATCCGCCCATTCGGCCGCCTCGTTTTCGTATTCCTGAAAATCCACGGGCACCCGCTCACATTCCAGCACTCTCGCGGCCTCAAGCCTGCCATGGCCCTTTACTATGAACCCGGAACGCTTCGACACGACAATCGAGGATCGCCACCCCTGCGCCCTGATGATTTTCGCCAGCAACTTGATTTGACTTTCCGGGTGGCGGTTCGGGTTCCTCGGATTGGGAACCAGTTTCTCAATATCGACGAGTTCAGTGTGGGCGCAAAAAACAGCAGGATCGCTCATGTCTCGCGGCCCGGTGTCAACACATCGATTTGACAGGCCGCCACTTAAAACGGCACATGCAGCTCGTGTGCCATATTTCTGTAAACAAGCAGTTTGAATCGAAATAAACCTGCAGAAATGAAGGTCAATTCACTTCCAATGACCGGCCACTCAGAGCGTGTATGTCGCCGCAATGAAAACAAAAAGCGCACCACAAAAAACAACACGCCAAGCCGCCCCTGAGACCGCCTTGGCCGCCTTCACCCACGAGGTTGCAAGCGCCCGCGAGCTTCTGACCCTGATTCGTCGCTTCCTCGACGACAACCTCGAAACCGCCCCATCCGAATTGGATTGGGGAAACGTCGGAGACGCCGCCCGAATCCGCGCGGGCCTTCAGGAAATCACCGAAACCTTCAACCTCAACTAAAGGAAGCCACAACGATGAACCCCAAGAAGCAGCCCAAAACACGCACCGAAACGATCGAAGAGATCGCCCGCAAGGTCATGCTGATCGAAACCCTCGAAACCCGAAACATGGACGGACTGGACTTTCACGAAGTGGCCGTCTGGCAAGTGCAGCAAGCGTTGGAGATGGCGTTTGTAGCAGGCCGCAAATCCCGGAACCGGAAAGGAGCCTAGAGCCATGGACCAAAAGGATTCACTGAAGGCGGGCCAAAAGAACAAGATTTTCGGATTCTCGGCCTGCGCCGTGGCCCGCGCACTCGGCAAGGCTGGTCTGAAGTGGGAGGAAGCCGATCGTATCCTGCGGGCGCAGGGCGTCAAAATGAGCAAGGCAAGTCTGTCCGTGCAGCTCGGCTTTGGGCGCAATGAGACCACTTGGGGAAAGCGGGGCGAACCCGCTCCACTCACAGACGACCAGCTTGCGGAGCTGCGCGCGGCGGTTGGCGAATAATGGCTATTCGCCTTCCTCATCCTCCGATCCCTGGACCGCCTCGCGTCCGATAATTTTGAGCATCGTGGCAGCCGCCACCTGCATACATTCGCAGTCCCAAAGGTGATTCGGTCGGTGACCGATTTGCAGCCAGATCCATTTACCCTTTTCCTTTACCCGATGCTCGCTATCCATCTGGGCTAGGTAATCTTCAGGCACGTTGTCCGGCACTTCCCAAGTCACCCCGTTCGCCGGATCCTGATTCCGACGCAGCCGGGCTAGACTGTCCTTGATGTTCAGGTTGCTCCAGTAGTGCACAAAGCAGGAGCGCCCATGCGCAATCACCACCTTCCGGCTCGGGGAATAGAAGCGTTGGATTGGTTTTCCTCCCTTGGTCTTGTGGACGAACGTGGCCCGGCGATCTCCTATCAGCGCCACCCAGCCACGCTCGGAACACTGTCGGTAGACCTCGTAAGCGGCATGACCTGCATCCACGAATACGAGGTTTGAGTGAACAAAAAATCGCTTCTGGACGGCATCAATGTCCTCCCACGATACCACTCGCTCGCACCAGAGTAGTCGTGACGAACCTTCCACGGACCACGAGCGAACCACCAAAAAGAAATGGTCCATCTGGCAGTCCACAGTCAGAAACCGCAGCGGGATCAGCTTCGCCCCAACTTCAAACGGAGGCGCAATGATGCGGCCGGTGGCATCGACCGCTCCTTCGTCCGCCCAAGGCTCCCCAAGTCGATAGCCGCTCCGGGTGATATCTAGTTTGAAATCCTCAACGTACTCGCGCCAAGGAAGGCCGAGGCGTTTCTGATAAAATTGTTGGAGCAAACTCGCATCGCCCTTCCGTGCCGCCTGTTTTGCACGCAGATACAATTCCGCGAGCTGTCCCCACGACATCGTTGCGATCGCGTTCCAATGAAAACCCGCGTATTCCCGAGCGGCCTTTGGATTCTGAACCACGAACCGCCCCGTGGCATTGAGACGGCGACGGCTTTCGTCGGAATCCGGAATGCCCACCCTGCATGAAGCGCACAGCAGCACCGTGGATTCGCGCAGCCGAGCAAAGTCGTATTGTTCGTTCTCATCCTTGCAGTCCTTGGCCCATTCCACGTTTTCCCAAAGAAACGCCTGCCGGTGCTGGCAATATGGACACTCAAACGTCCACTCCCGCTGGTCTGTCGTTTCAAACTTACGGTGAAAATCGTCCTGCTCCTCACCGCCCTGACTCATCCAGATACATTTCCCAAGCCAGCCAAAAGCGGTAACGCGAGCCTCAGCTTCAGCCATGTGACCGGGCGGGAACTGCCAGCATTCGTCAGCGAAAATCCAGCGGATCGACCGACGTTGGAGGTTTGTCCGGTTGTGCGCGCCAAGCATCCAGAGCGTCATCCCGCTCGCAAAATGGATCGTCTGGTTACGCTTCTTGTGCGGGTTGCCGGGGAACCGGCTTTTCACCGGCAGGCAAACTTCAAAGAGTTTCTGGAGCCGCGATTCACTCTGGTCCTTGGCGTCCTCATCGGTTTCGTTCAGCCACAACGTTGGGCCGGGTTCGTTTGCTATCACGTAACAAAGACCAATCTCGCCAGCGAGCGTCTTGGAGGCTTGCACCGCTGCCATAACACAAACCTGCCGCACTTTCGGATCCACAATCGCCTCAAGCACCTCCCGAATCTGGGGTGAGTTCTCGATCCGGAATTTTCCAGGCATGGGCGAGTACGGAATCGATTCGATGTGCTGCTCCGCCCACATCCAAGGAGGAGAACGATCTGGGGGACGCCATGCATCTCGCCAGAGATCCTCGAGCTTTGTGTTGTTCCCACTCATGCTGCTTTGAGAAGAGCCACGATTCGCTCGATTACGTGCGCTTTGATTTGGTCATCCACAAGCCGGAGCACCCGCCAACCAGCCAGCGTTGCCTCAAGATACTTTTCAGCGTCGGCCGCAAATCCCCTCGGTGACGTGTGGCGTCCACGAACCCAGATGCCACCCTCGATTTCGATCAGGGTTCGCGATGGCAGATGGGCAAAGTCCGAGCGCCACTTTCTTGTTGGATGAAAACGGAACTCCCGCTCAAGATACGGACCGTTGACCACCCGCCAAAGCCACTCGAAACGCTGCTCCAGCTTGGAAACTTTCGCCGCGCTCAAGGAGTCGTCCCTCCGCCGGTGTGCAGGATGCCGCAAACTTCATCAATGGCCTTGGCGCATTCTTCCCGGATGCCTTGTGCGTCTTTGCCGCTCAAAATCGGAGGTAGCTCGTTTTCAAACTTGGCCCGCAAGAGCGCGATCGCTTTTCCAACCTGCGCCACCCAAGTGGAGCGCACATCATCGAGGCGAACGAACTCGCCCTTTTTCACAGCCACCTTCAGCTCCCGTTCCTCCACTTCAGCGAGGAGTTTGCGCGCTTTGAGTCGCTCGACTTCTGGCGAAGGCAGCTTCTTGAGATTGCGTACCTTCACGAACTGCCGCCAGTCCGCAAGAGGAAGTCCACCTTCTGGGAGCGGCTGGGGCGCGCCCTCCAGCTTTCTCCACCGATTGATTGTTCGGACGGTTACGCCCAGAAGCTGCGCGAGTTCCTCGAACGTCTTTACCGAAATCGATGCGTCTTCGGCATCCGGGATGCCACTCGCTGCCTTGGCTTGGATCAGCTCCCGTTCAGCGGCGGTGAGGGTTTTCCCGTCGGCAACCTTGCGGGCCACGTTGCGGAAATCAGCCGATAGGATTTTATCTGCCTGCTCGGGGGTGATGAAACTGCTCATGCCAAAACCGGCGTGTCAAAATGCACGACATGGGATCAGACATTTGCCGCGTGCTGAAACCGGACATTCTTCAGACATCCGAGTGCCGGGTCCGATTGTCATGTCCGGCTTTTGGAGGATGCTTCCAGCTCGCTCTACTCTGTTGAGCGACGACCCGATGGCTGGGAGACCTTAACAAAATCGGACATTCGAAAAAATCACTCCCTCTCTAACTGGCAGGGCGTCGGAAAGCCCCGCCGAGAGAAAGCCTCCGTGGGACCCCGAAATAATACTTGGGCAGCCATTTATGAAAGGACACGTACTCGGCGCTTTCATTTCCAACTAACGGAGCGTGTCAACGATTGAGGTTAGCGAGTCCACATCACCCAGATGTCGTGAAGCACCCCAGAGACGAACGATGCCGCAATAGCACCAACAAAAATTGCCAACAGGTAATCGAAGAAGCGTGAAAGGTTCATAATTAGAGTTTGGTGTAAAGTTCTGCAAACCAGCGCAGTTCGTTTTTGAGGATGCGTCTGGAGTCCTCCGGCCACGTGTTGAGCGGGTCGGCATCCATCCGCTTGTTGAACCAGAGGCGGAACCCGTCGAGGTAACGTGTGAACTTTACCCACGGCTTGTTGGGATCAGGCGCTTGCTGCCTGTTCTCCTGGACGGGCAGCAGGCCAATGGCGACGAATGCCTGCCGTAAACTGGCGGCGTCTTTCAAATTACCACCACTGGTGGTAATTTGCTCCTTCTCGGTGTCCGCCACAGATTCATGCGCAACCTTGGCTATCTGCATGTATTTGCGGACGGTTTCCCGCTTCATGTCAGGCAGGTTTTCGGCCTGCCAATCCAGCCAGCTTCCATGGCCAAGTGCTGCCTTCTGCTGGATAAGCAGTTGGCCACACTCGATGGCTTTGGCTACGGCCTCCGAGGCGTAGCCTTTTGCCTGTTCCGCAAAAGCATGGGCTTGTGCGTGAGCCGCCAAGATTTGATCGGCTAGATTGATTTGGATTTCTTCGGTCATACCGCTGGCTTCGTTGTCAATTTGTGGCGTTCATGGACGGCCTTGGCTCGTTCGCGGTACGCAACCCGTGAGCGTTTGGACTTCATTGCGCGTGAGGGAGGCAGGCCAAACTTCACGCACCACTCCACGGCTATCTTGGAGAAGGCTTGCTTTGTAACACCATGCCGTGCTGCCAATTCCGTTGCACTCTGCCCCTCCATTGCAAGAATGCCAGTGCCATAGCAAACCGCATCAAATACGAGAGCCGGGTTAGAACAGCCCCTCATTCTGGCGCAAAACGACGCCAGAGCATCTCCACAAACTTCTGTGGTTGTTACACCTGATGGCTTTTCGCCGTCGATATGTTCCACAATATCTGAGGGTGCCGACGCCAGTGAGGAGTCGGCCAAGTCCCTGTCAAAACGGGCATTTGATCCATGGTAGTTGATGTCTGGGCGATCGATTCCGAGGCTGCGTAATTGCGCACGCTCTGCCTCTGGGAGCGTGTCAACCCAGCGGCGATAATCCTCCGCATGTTGGGCATCTCTCTGCGCCTGCCTGAGCGCGTAGGCGTTGTCTTCGCTCATGGCCGACCTCCGCTTTTAAGGCTTATTTTCGACCCTCCGGCCCGCATTTCGACCACTGTGGCGGACCGCATGAAAAATGGCCGTTTTTGGGCAACCTCGTACGATCTTGAGGTATCTGCTGCATGGGGCGCGGCGCCAGCTTGACGCATTTTCGCCCGCCAACGCAGCCCTTCAATGGCCGCATGGTCACCATCATCCCTATGAGCTGACTTGAGGTCCCGGCCCTTTTTTGGGGGGTTAGGGTAAATTAAGGCATAACAAGTCTTCAGCGACTCAAGAACTCGTGCACTGGTGCTCTTAAGCACATCAGTGCATGCGAACTTCGTTTTAACGATTCGCACTGATATACTACGTATATCTATCTCGCAGATAGTCTCGCACGAGACAGGCTCGCGCTTACGGGACTGGTCTCGTTGTGTGCGAGACTGTCCTGAAATCGGCAACGAGATCAAATTGAGGTCAGCTGACATAGTTGCGGCCCCTCCAGAGCTTTGTTGAGCGTTCAAAAACGATCGGTCCGTTCTTCCCCCGGCTGCTCATGCACGCGAACGCGTGGTAAATGCGGGTGCCTTGCGCGAGCGAACATTCGCCCTCGGCCGTCGCGACTCTCTGACAGATGTAGGCCACCACATCAGACAATGAAGGGTCCCTGTCGTTTTTGAGCGGAGGCATCGTCTCGCACAAAGGGCCGTATTTTTCGGCCAGACTCCCAACCTTATACGTTGCCTTGGAGGGTTTTGCTTCGGCCTTTGCAGCACGCAAACGGCTGGGGTCAGCGTCGTTGTTTCGCTCGAACTGCACGCCCCGCCACTGGACCACAAAAGCCTCTACTGGAGGCAGCGCTCTTATCGTCAGATCAACGACATACGCATCCTTTTCCTCATGCGGCGTCATGGTCAAAATCACGTCCGGGTCACGTGCAAATACGCCCGAGCCTCCGATGCGATCGATGGCGTCTTTTCCCGCCTGGTTGCCCTTGCTGTAGTGAGCACCAAATACCACGGCCGCACCGGATTGCACGGCGAGCTGTTCGATCTCGTTACAGAGTGAGGCAATGTCGCCCGCCTTGTTCTCGTCGCGCTTTCCAAGTCCTTTGTAAACAGGATCAAGCACGATCAGCGAATACCGGCACTCCTTGATCCGGGAGAGGATCTTAGGAATTAGCTCGGAGAAATCCGTGGCGAATCCGCGTAGATTCCAAAGGTCGCATTCTGAAAAATCGCCGATGCTCTTTGCGGCAGCGACCGCCCGAAGCCGCGCTTGGAATGCGAATTCGGGCAGCTCGAAGTTGATGTAGAGCACGCGCCCCTGCTGGGTCTGAAAACCCCACCACGGACCACCCGAGGCCACGGAAAGAGTGAGATCAATGAGGCTCCAGGATTTCCGGGCTTTGCTGGCTCCACCGATGATCATTTTACATCCCTGATGCAGCACGCCAGCAATGAGTTGCGGCGGCTCAGGTCGAGGCGTTGCCATGAACTCTTGGGCACACACAATCTTAGGCAGGCCATCGGGCGAATTGGCCGTTTCCCACTCCGCCCATGACTTCGCACCCAGCCCCACGGCGAGGAGTTGTTGCCGTCGTTTCTCGCCATCCACAGTGCGCCACCCGTCCGGGCAGCGCGAGAGGCGGGATGGATTCTTGTTCTGTTTGTCCAGGGAGAGGCCGTCGAGCCAGTCCCACACAATGTCAACGCGGCGGCGGTATTCCGCAGCATCGGGCGCATCGACCCGCACCCATGCGTGGATCGATTTGTTGCCGGAATCGATCACAACGGACACAGGCAACCCACTCGATACAATCGCTCCGAACTGCACGTCCTTCGGGATAGTCTCGCCCGCTTCATTGCGGTCGAACTCCACGAGCGCATGCCGAAACGCGGTCACGTCCTCGTTTTTCGCCCCGTCTTTCTGCATGGGGTTGAGGCGAATATAGAGGCCGAGCGTTGTCGAAAAACACCTATCGATGCCGCCTTTATTGGCCACCCGCTTTTTCCACTCTTCCACCTCCAGCGTGACGCCCCGCTTGGGCATCACGTTGCCTTCGCCGTCCTCGCCAGCGGGAGCAATCGCCACGAATTCGCCCGGCTTAAAACACGCATCCAGCAGCCTCGTAAACCCGCCTTCTATCGCCGTTGGTAGCGGCAAAGGTTCAGACGAGAACTTTGGACCGGATGACCGCAAAGACTCCGGTTTATGCGCGTTTCGTTGGGCAGCGGCCGGTGAAGGAGCGGCTCCGACGGAGGCTGCTTCCCGGGGCACATGAGCGAATGCGGAACGAATCGTGGTTCGCGCTTCAAACTCGCCAAGGCCATCGGAAATGGCTCGCGAGAGCAGCCGGTTCTCGGCTTCGGCCGCAGCAATTCCGGCATCCCTGAACTGGCAGGCGGCATCGAATAACTCGGCGTTGCGCTGCCCTTCGGGAGCACCGTGAGCCAGATAATCGAGGGTTCGTTTCGGGAGATTTTGATTGGGAGCAAGTGAACGGTATTTCATTTGATCAAGAGCAGTTACGTATTTGAAAAGAGTCGCTTCGGCTTACGAAGGGACTGAATCGAAGTGTTCGTTCAGGAAGGCGGTGGCCTCCTCGAACGTAGCGAGTTCGGGGTTTGGGTGACCGAACCTGCGTAGCCAGCGCACCTGTTTGGCGGAGGCGAGGCCGAGGTCTCGCCTTAGGAAGAGCTTGTCGATGATGGCCGAGGCCTGTCCCTTGCATCGGATGGTAGAAGCATTGATCCCGACCCGGCCGAGGATTTCGATTTGCCTCGGTGTCACGGGATCCTCATGCCAGCCCATCGTCGGAACAAACTCGACGAGATCGGGTTCGCCAATACACAGGGCAAACTCCATTGCATCAAAGATGCGGCTACTACGCTTCGAGTTCAGCCGGAGCCGTTCCTGAAGGCTGCGCGATCTGTCCGCAACAACCGCCGCCTGCGCCTCTTCCAGATCACCATCGCCGCCAAGAGCATCAGTGATTTGTCGGGCTTCCTCCTCGTCTTTTGCGATGAGATTGGCTGGACGGACAAGACTGTGTTCCTCCGTAAGCCACAGGAAATCGAGCAGTAGCAGATGGTCTTTGCCGGGATAAAGCCGGGTGCCGCGCCCGACAATTTGCGAGTAAAGCCCCCGCACTTTGGTCGGCCGCAAACACACCACACAATCAATCGATGGTTCGTCGTAACCTTCGGTGAGGAGCATCGCGTTGGAAAGCAGGGTCGTTTCGCCCCTGCTAAAGCGCGCCAGACACTCTGCGCGGTCAACAGTTTGACCATCAACGTGTTCAGCTGCCATCCCGCGTTTCCGGCACATGGCAGCGAACTGCTCGGAGAGCCGGATAAGCGGCAGGAACACGATCGTTTTACGATGCCGATGCTCGAACATCAGATCCGCAATCCGCTCAAGGTAAGGCTCAAGCGCATGACCTAAGTCCTCGGCGTTGTAGTCTCCTGCCGTGGTCCGAACGCCCCGCAAATCGAGCGGGAGCGGCACGGTTTTGACCTTAATCGGGGAGAGCCAGTTCTGCTTGATGAGATCCAGGAGCGAAACTTCGTAAGCAATGTTCTCGAAGTAGCGCCCAAGGTTCTTGCGATCGCCCCGATCCGGTGTTGCTGTAACGCCTAGCACACGAGCTGTTGGGTCAAAATACCGCAGCGTATTGAGGTAACTGTCGGCGATTGTGTGATGTGCTTCATCCACGACCACGAGACCGAAGTGATTTCGTGACCAGCGGGACCGGCGCGCCTCACGCATCAGTGTTTGCACACTCGCAACCACTACTGGCGCGTGATGGCTCGCGTATTGATCGGCCATTTCCACTTCGGCTCGAAGGCCTGTGGCTCTGGCAATTTTATCGACCGCCTGCTGAATCAGCTCCTCCCGGTGAGCGAGAACAAGGGTTTTCTCTGGAGCGTAATGCGCTGCAAGAGACGCGAATAAAACCGTTTTACCCGATCCGGTTGGCTTTACTACCAGCTGCTTGCGGTATTCGCCAAACCCCTTAACCACGGCTTCATGGGCCTGAATCTGGTAGGGACGCAGTTCCAGTACCGGCTTAAAAAGGGATGTTGTCATCGCTTCCTCCTTTCTTGGTTTGAGTTGAGGAACCCGCAGCACCTGCGGGCTGTGGAACAAGCCAGGCAGTCACCTTGTTGCGTTTGCGGCCGTTGTATTCGTCGACGATCAGTCGCGCTCTTCCCGTGCGGCCGATTAGCAGGTCGCAGTCGATGTTCACTTCCTCGTCTGGAATGACCTTTTCGCCGGTGGCAGCCCGGAAGGCGTCGATCTTCCAGAAGGCGTTTGGCGTGAAGACGAGGCTGTCGAAACAGAGTGCGCCGGAGGGTTCGATTTTGAGCTTCAGCTCAATCATGTCGTTGCCCTGTTTGGAGATGGATTCCTCGGCGTTGAGGATTTCCACGAAGTAATCTCCAGCGGGCACGAATTCAGTACGGGACGTAGGTTCAGAGGATTTGTAAGTAGGCATAAGAGTTAGGCTTTGCTTTGGGTTGCGGTGTCAGGGCGCAGCGAGACGGTGGCTTTGCCCTGTTTGACGAGGTGTTCCGGGAAGGCCTTCTCCCGGGGCATTTTGAGTTCCCATATTTCGCGGAACTTTTTGGCGCTGAGGTTTCCGTAAGCCGCGAGCACAGCTCCGAAGCCGAGTTCCTTGAGGTGCATGCCGACGCTCACGTGATCGACGAACTCCGAACCTTTGCGGCTCGCGAGTTTCCAGCCGGGGATCGTGGCACCCGCTTGAATGCGTTCCTTGGCGGTCGCCTCCGCTTTTTCGCGGTAATCATCCAAAATGGCGCAGGCACTCAGGAACCGGCCAAGCGCAGCATTGTCTGCAAGCACTGCGGCGAGGTTGAACTCGGGCGCAGTCACCGTTTCGAGCGTGGTTTGAACGCTTCCGGTACGCGCCTCGCAGGTGGTCTCCTTCGCGCACCAGTCGCAATAAACGCACGGAGTTGGCTTCTTGTTCGGATCGTTGAACTTGGTAGTGACCTGTTCCACGATTCGTTTGGCTTCCTCGAGCGTGAACCGGAAGGTCACGACTTCCCGCTGGTCGCAGAAGAGGAGGTGCGCCGTCCATTCGGAGGCAAAGAACTGTTCCATGAACCCCAGCGCGTAAGCCGCCATTTGTTCGCGGTAATTACGCTTCTGACCGGTCTTGAGATCGGCGTGGGCGAGCTTCGCCGGGATGATGGCGTCGGCGGTGCCACCATTCTTGAACCCAGGAATATCCACACGACATTCCTGTTCACGCGTAATCACTTCGCTGCTTCCAGCGAGAGCCGTGATGGTTATGACCGACCACTCGATTGCGTCCCAGTCGGCCTGCGTCGGCTCGTAAAACATCTCGGGCTGAGGCGGCAGCCCCGCCATCCGGTTACGGAACAGCGAGTCGAGCGCTGAACCGCGCGCGGCTGCCGGTCCGGCATTGGGGTTCGGTTCGTAGCAGGCGCACTCGGCCAACTTCGGAAGATTGGATGGGCGCAGGCTCATTGTGCACCTCCCGCTACGAACTGATCCACCGAGTGTATAAACCGCTCCGGCTGCTGAAGAACACGAGTGGCGTAATCAGGAGCGATGTCCGCCCAAGAACCACTCGCCTTGATCTGGCCACGGCTCACAAGAAACGTTCGAACCGCTTCCTCACGCCCCGAGAACAGAGCTGCAAGTCGCTCGGCCAATGTTTGTTCAGGAACTGGAGCAGCCTTTGTGACTGCGCTTGTTCCCGCAAACACCGAGGCTATGGAGCTGAAGGCGAAGGGCAGCTTGTCTTCCAAGCCGTGGCGATTTTTCGCGTCGTAAGCCGCTGCGTGGGTTGTGAAAAGCACGCGTTCTTTACCGCCGACACCGCGTCGTTTGCCGCTGTCGCTTTCGGCAACCCGGGTCACGTAGTTGGCGAACAGGATCAAGTCCGCCCATTCTTTGAGAAGCGGCCCGACCTGTTTACTGAGCTTCAGTTCGTAGCGGTCGTAGCTCCCGGCTTGATCGGGAGACTCAAACTTCCGGACCGTCGAGTGGGCCAGCAGCACAACGTGCATGCCCTTGCGAAGCAGGCCGTCTAGGCTTGCCAGAAACTTCGAGAACTCCTCGGCCAGCAGGATGTAGCCTTTGCCGTAGCCGAAGTCCTCGATGCTGTCCTTATTCGTCTTACGGCAGATGGCTTCAGCGAGACGTTTTTCAAGCCAGTCGGCTGTATCGATGACAAGCGTTTTGAACTCGTGCTGGCCGCTGGCGAGCTGGGCAATGGCCGCAGCGATAAGCTCCCAGTTTGAAGCCTCGGTAAACCGCACCACATCGAGGTGATGGGTGCCGCCTTCCGTGTCCAAAAAAACGGGCGCTGGGAATTGACTAGCTAGGGTTGATTTACCGACACCTTCCGGGCCGTAGATGACGGTTTTCTGTGGGCGTTGGATGCGGCCAACGCTGATAGATTGGATAGGGATATTAGATGACATAGAGTTTCAGACTTCGGTTGCTTTGGCGCACAGCGGAGTGCCGTGCGGTGTCTGAAACAAAGCGTGTCAACGCGCATTGGTATGTAGGGGGATGAAAGGCCCATGAACGCTCATTTGGGAGGCAACTTGGGCCGGTGCTGCGTCCAATTCGGGGTGCTGGGAAGGCCCATGTTTGTCCCACCTTCACCCATATGGTGCGGAAAAAACCCATATTGGAAACAGAGTGAAATCTAGAGCCACCCTGAACCGGAGTGAGTAGAAACGAACCGTCATGCAATCACAGCTTCCACCCACTGCAGCCTTTCACCGGATCAAACGCCTGCGTGTTATTGGCGGGTTCCTCGACGGCACCGATATCGAATTCTGCGACGGACTAAATTGCCTGATTGGTCCGCGTGGTGCGGGCAAAAGCACAATTCTTGAATTGATCCGTTACGCCCTTGATGTGATGCCGGGACGGGACGGCGATCCACTGCGCAAGCGCATTGATGGCGTAATCACCCACAACCTCGACGGGGGCCGTGTCGAGCTGGAGGTCGAGACAAAGGACTCCATGGTATATAAGATCATTCGCGCCGCCGAAGAGGAGCCCATTGTTCTGGATGCCAACGAGTCGGCAGTCTCTTTGAAGAGTTCCCGACTCATTCCCGCCGACGTGTATAGCCAGAACCAGATGGAAAGCATCGCCGAGAAGCCGCATTACCAGTTAGATTTGCTCGATAAATTCGCGTCTTGGGAGCTGTTCGAGATCGAGGGAGAAATTGAGGGGGTTACGCAGGCGATCCGATCGAATACCAGTCAACTACTTCCCCGTCTCCAACAACGGGATCGCTTGGCCGAACAGATCAAGGAGAAAGCAGTCGTGGAGGAAAAGCTCAAAACCTTCGCGAAATCCGGCGGGGACAATGCCGAAGCAATTAACAAGGCGCATGGCCTAAAGGCGCTGCGCGATCGGGAGGACCGCGCTTTTGATTCCTCCTGTGAGGCGGTGAAATCCATCGCGATGAAGCTCAAAGGCGTCACAGGGATGCTGGCCAGTGAAGTGCCGCCGATTTTCTCCCAAGAGATGCTCGGTGGGCCAAATGCTAGGTTCATGGATGACGCTCAGAAGACTCTCCAAGTTGCGGCAGCTGATGTAGACCGGATCCTTGAGGAAGCTGTCGATCGGCTACGTGCAGCGCACGAGACCCTGAGGAAGCTGCGAGGGGGGCTCGAAACCGACCACTCCGCCCAGGAGATCGAATTCAAAAAATTGATCGAGAAGTACAAGGAAGCCCAGTCGCAGTCGGCAGAACGCGCCAAAGTGGAAAAGCGACGAAACGAGCTGCTGTCCATGGAGCGGCAGTTGATCGACATCAATAAACAGATCACGGCTCTGGAGGAGGATCGCATGCAGCTCATGGCCAAGCTCTCCGATCAACGCGATGAACGATTCAATGCTCGGCAAGGAGTCGCCAAACGGCTCAACGAACACCTACAGCCGGCCATCAAGATCGAGGTTAAGCAATTTGGGGAACGCACTGAGTATCGGCAGCTCATCGAGCGGGCCCTAGCGAACGCCGGAGTGAAAAAGCAGGTGGTTGCCAGTCGGGTATCAGCCAACGTGCCACCCTCAGAGCTCTATGATATTGTCCGCCGCCAAGCGACAAAGGAGTTAGTTCAACGCTGCGAGCTCAACGAAAATCAAGCGGCGGCGATCATCATGGAAATGCAGAAGCCGGAAAACCTCTACGAGCTCGAGGTGGTAGAGATGGACGATCTGCCCTCCATCCAGCTCCGAGACGGGGATGACTATAAAGATTCGGCCTCTCTGTCTACCGGCCAAAAGTGCACGGCCATCCTGCCGATCTTACTTTTTGACAGCGCAAACCCGCTCCTGATCGATCAGCCTGAAGACAACCTCGATAACGGATTTGTCTTCGGTACCGTAGTCAAAAGCATACGGAAGGTTCACGGGACAAGGCAGCTGATCTTCGTGACCCATAACCCGAATATTCCGGTCCTAGGGGAGGCTTCCCGAATCATCTTGATGCACTCTGACGGTCGCGCCGCACGTCCACGGGCGGTTGGCGATGTGGACAGCTGCAAAGATCACATTGTCCTGCTCCTGGAAGGGGGAAAAGAAGCCTTCCAACGACGAATGGAGCGCTACCAATATTGA